CGAGCAATGCGCTCAGGGCTGAACGTCAGGTCATCATAAGAAGGTAGCTCATCTACGATGTCTTTATCGTAGCCAAGCGCAATCAATTCTGACCGCTGCATTAGCTTTCGATGGGCTACAAAGGGAGCGTCTTCAATGGTTCTAGCCGCCTTGGAGATCAGGAACTCCTCTGGTGGGACGTTCTCAATCTTTACACAGCCGTACTTCTTAACCCGCTTGACCTCAATCTCATAGACAGGAGCCATAATCGGCTGACCCATCATATCGACACCGGCCTCAATGAACTCGACTTCCTGCTCGACAACCTCCAAGGATTCATCCGATAGCAGCAGGGCTACCTCATCCTCAGTCAGGTTCTTGTATTCCTCTTTGGTAACGTCTTCCTTCTCATCCCAGTAGGACTTAACCACGCCTACCTTCTGGAGCAGCGCATCCTTGAACCAGTTATGCAGGATCAGCAGACCTTCGTTCTCACGGTAGAACACCCAGTTGCAGTAGTCTGTAGCCTGTTTGGCAGACTCCTCAGCGTCAGCGCTCTTAGGCTCAAAGTAGACAATATCCTCAGTCGTAGTAAAGACTCGGATAAGTTGTGGCAGCGCACCATCAATGGCCTCAGCTACCTCGCCAGTAACGATCTGGCTGCGGCCTTCTACCTCGTTCCCATAGGGATTGCGAAGATAGTAATCTAGCGCCCGGCGGCGTTCTTCTGTAGTCTCGGTCTCGATAAAGCCGATTGAGTTATCAATCTCAGCTTCAAGGATACCCTTGATCGTGCCTTCATCCATCTTCATAGCAAACCCTTACAGGAATTTTGCCTATTATACAACCCATTTGGTATTGATAGGCAAGTCTGATGACCATGAAACGTCGCTCTCGTCAAGCCCAATAGCCAAGTATCTGAAAGCGTCTGAGTAATGGCTAGACCAGTCGTGCAGTGGCTTATCGTAGAACACCTGCTGCTTCTCGTTGTATTCCCTGCGATAGTTGCGGATAGCGTCCAGTCCTGGCTTAGTCTTGTGGTCAAACCAGCATCTAGGCAAGATACGCCTGACAGCCTGTATCCCATCGGCTACAGACAGCCTCGGAGCCACGGTAATATCCAGTCCAGCCTCTTGCAGTATCTCCTTACGGCTACGGCCTGTGCCTAGCTCCCTGACCTCTACGTCGTGCGGGAGGATCTGCCCAAAGCCTTCGTACTTGTTGTCTCGCAGCCATGATACATACCAGTCCAGACCGACCCCGTGGTTTTCGACGCAATCAATAAGCCTAATCTCTTTGCCAGCCAAAGAAGCAACCCAGAGGCAAGTAGAATCGCCCATGCCAAGATCCCAAGCAACAAAAGACCGGCAAAGGTCATCGCGGTCAATAGTCGTGATTCTGCCCTTGGCTTCGAGATCGTTAATAATCTGACCATAATAACTACCCTCAACCGCTGCGTTAAAGGAACACTCAAACTCCTGCTGGTACTTGTCCTCGCCCATCTCTTTGCGAGCACCCCAGAGTTCTTTGTCGCTGAGGATACCTGTCTGGCTGGCCTTGAACTCCAGTAGCTTCCAGCCCTCTGCTGTCTGCGCCCTATCCCTGAAGTCAGCAAAGTGGTTCCGACCTTTAGGCGTACCAATGAACAGACACCACGTAGGCTCATCATCGGTATTGCGGTCAGCTAAGGCTGGCCTGATGACCTCGTTCCAGATTTTAGGGTTTTGGTCTCCAATCTCGTCCAGCACCACTCCGTCAAAGTACTGGCCCCTGAGCGAATCGGCATTGTCAGAACCGTAAAGACTAATTCTACGCCCCCAAAAGTCCACGCGAAGCTCAGAAATATTAGCCGTAGCACCCAATGGACGAGTAAATTCAAGCAGGTAATCCCAAGCCACACGCTTAGACTGAGCGTAAGTAGGAGCAATATAGGCAAATCTCGGATTAGGTTTCTTGCACTCAATGGCAGCCTTTATTAGATGATTGATGGCGCTTACAGTCTTTCCCATACGACGATGGGCCACTACGACTGTGAACCTGTGGGTATCTACTGCCTCATGGATAGCTAGCTGCTGCTCCCTCGGCTTGTAGGCGATCTCGATTACTTCTGCCATGTGACCACATGTTCTTGCGGCCCACCATCTGCGCCTGTGACCTCAGTTCTAGCCAGCTTAGGGATATGGTATTCGCTCATCTTGAGCATAATATCAAGTGCCTTATGAGGATCTGCCTTGATTCCTAAAACCTCATCTCCCTCAGCAACCCTTTGAAGCCATCGCTCCATATAAGGAACATTGCGCTCTAGTAGTTGAGCAATAGCATTCCTTACGGCAACAGTTGACTTGTTAGGCATACCCTTAGGTCTACCTGGCCCTGCTAAACCATCTCCGATTTTAAGAGTTTCTTTATCGTCTGTTGTTTCCATAATTGCATTATCCTTTGGATGTCATGCGGGGCTAAGTAAGGATTAAGTTGGGGCTAAGTTCATTTTCCATAACAAATTACAAAGCCTCTTTCACCATCAACAACATAAGATTTAAACCCAACCTTACGTAGATCATTAGGCATATCACGTTTTGCAATTGCTTCGGCTTGCTTAATAGTAACAACAATGCCGCTAGGATTGTCTAGTGTTTCACTTCCGCATATCTTTCTTTTGCTTTTTATCATCTTCTGCTATCAACCCTAAAGGAAGAACTCCAGCTAATATGTCTTTTGATGTTGCTTTTGCTGGATCAAATTGAGCAAACTTTGACCTAATGTTTTGCGAAGGAACAATATAACTGATACTTCCCGGAGCCTCAACATCATTTATATATGGAATAGCGTCATATTTTTTCCACATATAATTAGACAACATTTGATTTTGTTCTTTATATGGCAACTTTTGTATATCTATGCCTTTATCATCGCCAATTTTTTGAATTATCCTTCTCAACTCCATAGATAGTTGTTCTTCTGGGAATGGATTTCCCTCTTTATTTAGGAATTGTCTTTCTGTTTTAATTTTTAATGGATATGTTGCGCCAGTATTAGTTGTCTTTAAAAACCTATCGTAAGCAGCTTCTTTTGTTCCTACATGGGTTCCAATACTAAAAGGAGACAAGTCTTGCATACCGGGAACAAACTCTTTTATGTCTGCCCCAGTCTTAGAAAAATGATAAACATCTTTGTTAAAACCTAATTTTTCAGCAGCAGATTGACCAACACTAGGCTTAATACTCCCCTGAAATTGCGCTAAGTTAAACATCTTCTGCATATAAGGCGTATTAAACGTATCGCCACCAGCTTGCTCTATCGCTCTTTGCTGAGCCACTTCTTCAGGCGTAGGGAAATATCGTGCCGTAGCATTCCTAGCAAACTCCATAGGATCATTAACCAGCAATCCTAAGCCAGCCTTAGTCGCTTGTTTCTGGCGGTCAATAACGCCTAGAACGCTACTCAGTAATCCGTCAGCCATAAAACACCTCGTACATATCCGGCCTGTTAGCCTTTATCCACTCACGTGGCTCCTCATGGCATTTCTTAAAGTCAGTGCCTACTGTCTGGCTTCCTGCATGATGCACATAAGCCCGGCTGACGAAATGCCTATAACCCGCTTCTAGCAGGTCATGACATATTATATTATCGGAATACCAATTAGTGCTTGGAAACTTAGCCGTCTCCCATGCCTTCCTGCTTATGCTGGCAAAGATAGGTGCGATTACTCCCGTCTCTTTAATCTGTGCCTCACTAGCCCATCTCAATCCCTCCTGTTTATCATCGTAAACAGGGAACCTAATGTTCTGGTCTGGCAACACATAGTCCGATCTTGCACCCAAGAATCCGACATTTATGCCCGTTGATTCCAGAATTTCCGCATCTGCCGCCAGTAACTTCATGGTATCTGGGTTCAGCACTACATCGTCGTTGGCTAGGATTACCGACTCGTACTTTCCATGCTCAAAAGCGTAGTTTGTAGCTACATTGTAAGCATCGCCGAAGTTATCAGCCTGATTCGGCCTCCACACCAGATTCGGCAGGATTGACTTAGCCCTGTGCCAAAGCTCTAGGCTATTCCCAGATAGGTATACAGGCGTAGATGGCGCACAAACCCTAATGCTTTCGAGCAAAATAGTGATGCAAGGATTGCTCACTGTACAGATGACTATTGCTTGCACAATGTTACCCTCATGGAATCAACCGCCCTTGGAGTTCTTAAAATTTCCTGATCAGTAAATTTGGCCTCAGACATCTCTGTGCCTAGCTCTGTCAACTTAAACTGAAGCTCTGTCAACTTAAAGCCCTTATCCCAGCCCAAATACCAGCACCAATCAGTGTAATACAGCCAACTGTTCTCATTGAATGCCCGTACATGAGTCGGATCTTGCCATGCACCAAGGCTTAATTCATACGGAACAGAAATAATAAATTTCCCGTTCGGGATTAGCAGGTCTCGGCAGTTCCTCATTGCGCTAATTAAGTCCGGTATATGCTCTAAAACGTCATTTGCGACGATTTCTTCAAACATCTCAGGCTTAATCTTGATCTGTCCGAATCGGGTTTCTATTACCTCACCCCATTGAACCTT